TACCGGCGGCGGGCTGATCACCGCTTTCCAGGCCGGATCGAGCAAGCCGACGGTATTCAAGCCGCGCGGCAACCTGTTCGTCGAAGTGAATCCGACCCCCGGCATGCCGGGCGACGACAAGGGGTTTCGCCGGCGTTTCCGCCTGATCCAGTGGCTGGTCGACCTCAACCTGATCCCGGGCGGGTTCGAAAGCCCGGCGGCCATCCGTGACCGCCTGTGGAGCGAATCGAGCGGCATCCTGAACTGGCTGATCGCCGGTTGCCTGGACTGGCTGGGCGACCGGCGGGTGCCGGTGCCCGAGCGCGAAACCGAGGCGCTGGCCGAGTTCTGGGCGACGGGCAATCCGCTGGGCGAGTGGCTCGACGAAGAATGCGACCTTACCGATCGCGACGCGGAGACGGGGTCCACGGTGCTGTTCAACGCCTTCAAGGAATGGATGGCGCGCAACGAGATCGAGGAAGATGCGGTCAAGAAGTGGAACGCCACCCGTTTCGGCCGCGAGCTGGGCCAGCGCCAGGTGATCGGCAAGAAGGATCGGCGGGGCAACAAAGTGCGGCGCGGGATCAAGCTGCGCGCGGCCGATCCGCTCATGCAGGATAATCATGGGCCCTCTCCCGGCGCAGCCGTTGCGATGCCGCCGGAGGCGGCCGCGCGCGATTTCGCGCCGGGCGACTGGCCCGATGGCGACCCGTTAGGGGATGACGATGGCTTATAACGCCAAACCCTGGCTGTCGCGGGTCGGCCTCGTCGTCGTGTCGGGCATGTCCGACGCCGAGGTCGCCCAGCGCGGCATGCTGATCATGCTCGATGCGATGCGGGCGGCCTACTATGCGCGCCACCCCGACATGGCGGCCCGCGCCATCGCCTGGGCGGAAAGCCAGCCACAAGATGTAGTGACGGACGGTGACGGACAGTTGGCCCGAACTATCCGTCATTTGCTGGGCGGCGGCGCGGATCGAGGCGAGCGGGAAGCGCCCGGTGCCGGATCGGGCGGCGTGACGGACGGTTTTGCCGGACAGTTGACGGATGGTTCAGCGCCCGACCGTCCTTCGCCGAAACCCGCAGAATTGCGGCGCGGAACGGAAGGTGACGGATAGTGACGGACAGTTTCGCCATGGTCCCCCTCATATGCGCCTGCGCGCTCACATACGGCTGACGACCGCAAACCGTCCGTACCGTCCTTCACCATCCTTCATCTAAATATTGAGATTAGATCATGGTCACTATCCTGAAGAGTGGAGAGCATACGGCGGTGGTGCGGGACGCCCACCGGCGCCCGGCCAAGGCGGAGCCGGGGCCGGACTGGTGGACATGGGAGATGGTGCGCGACGCGCTGGTCGAGGTCGCCGTGCTGTGGTGGCGGTCGCCGGGTGGGCGCGGGCCGGCCTATGCCACAGATGGGCCGTGGCGGCAGATGACGCGCGAACAGGCGATGGGAGACTATGACGCACGCGGGGGCGACGGCACGTCCAGCGACGTGGCCATCCGTCCCCTGCCCCTCTCATGCGGCGAGGTGGATCGGCGGGACCGGGTGAGCGCGTGGCTCGGATACATCGCCTCGCCCGACGACCGGCGAATCGTGGTGCTGGCTGTGGGGCAGCTGGCGACGGGGCGCAGCAACGTGTCCTGGAAGCGGATTCGGCAGGCGATGGGCATCGCGCGCGGCGAATTCGGCCTGCGCAAGCGGTACGAGCGCGGGATAAGTGCAATCGCCGAGGCGCTGAACGCCGCAGAAAAGCGCAGGTAGAGCATGGCAAGGGGTAGAATGTTGCGCGAGAAAACTATTCCGTGTCGCGGTTTTGCCTCTCAGGGGGTAAATAGAGGCCATGTTGGTCGCAGGCGTTTGCGGGGCGACTACGGTCTCTCTGTCCACCCGATGTCCAGCATGGCCTTTCAGGCATCCTCTCCCACCTTTGATCCCGGGGCAGGCCTCGCGCTTGCCCCGGTCTTTTGGCGGGCGAGACGAAATCGAACAGATGCGAACCGGTCGCGCTTGACATCCTCGCGGGTGCCAAGGGTGGCAAGCGGCGGGGCGTTCAGTCTCGCGGCCCCCAGCCTGAACGGGCGGCCCCCTTTGGGTCCTTCCTGGGCACCTTGCCAGTACGGGAGCCGAAGGCGCGGCTTGTGCGAGTATTTCGGAATTTTTCCGGCTGTCCGTTTGTTTTTTCGGTTCATTATCAATGGATAATGAGCGGGTCATTGGCTCGCTCGGCGACCTGGCGGCGGTTCCTGGGGTTCCGACCGAGCCGACGCTGCGCAAGCTGATCCGCGAGAATGCAGATTTCCCGATTGTCTCGATCGGCAAGAATGGCGTTGCCTACGAGATAGATGTCGAGGCCGCGATATCGTGGCTGAAGGCGCATGAAGAGAAACGGCGCGAGGCCGAGGCCGCCCAGCGGAACCGGGTGCATCAGTTCGCGCTCGAGCTGCTGGGCGACGACGCGGCGTCGAACGGCGAAGCTGCCGGGCTGTCCGCATCGGAACGAAAGGCGCTGCTCGAAGAGGAGCTGGTCGCGATCAAGGTGCAGGAGCGCCGTGGCCAGCTCATCCGCAAGGCGAGTGTCGAGGAAGCGGTGGCTTCGATTCTGCTGTTCGACAACCGGCTGCGGGACACATTCAGCGCGCGCCTGGCAAAACGGATCGAGCTGCCGCGTGACGTCATCGCCGCGATCGACACGATGATGGATCAGGATCGCCGCACCCTGGCGGCCGAAATGGAGAAATTGGGCGGTATTGCTGATGTTGATGCAGAGGGTCGAGATACCGTCGTTTGAGACGGGACATCAACTCTTCGCACGCCTGGCGTACCTGTGCCGCCCGAAGCAGCACCTGACGGTCAGCGAGTGGGCTGCCCGGCATTTTCAGAGTTACGACCCCGACGCCCTGCCATATCTGGCCGAGATCATGGATGCCTTGTCCGATCCGGCGACAAGTGAAGTCGGCGACATGGGCCCGGCGCAGGCCGGCAAGTCGCTGATCGGCGAGGCCTGGATCGGGTGGTCGATCGAGCATGACCCGGCCGACGTGCTGGTGTGCCAGCCCGACAAGGCGCTGATGCAGGATTTCGTGGTGCGGCGGATCAATCCGCTGGTCAGCAACACGCCGGTCCTGAAGGCGCAGCTGCTGCCGGCGGCCAACGCGGACAATATCTTCCTGAAGCAATTCAGGGGGATGCTGCTGACGTCGATTTGGCCAGTAGGTTCGCAGTTTCGCGCGCGACCGGTGCCGCGGGGGTGGCTGGACGATTACGACCAGTTCGACGACGATATCGAGGGGCAGGGCAGCGCGATCAAGCTGCTGGACGGCCGCCAGACGACGTTCGAAGGGCGCGACACGAAGCTGATATCTTCGTCGCCGGCCAAGGACGGCGCGGGGATCGAAGCGTTCATCGTGACCGGCACCGACGAGCGGCTGCAGCCCGAATGCCCCGAATGCGGGGAGCGGATCGAGCTGAATATCCGGCGCGACCTGAAATTCGACCGGGGTTCGCTCGACGAAGCGGAAGCGTCGGCGCATGTGGTTTGCCCGGCCAGCGGGTGCGTGCTGGGGCCTGCAGCCCGGCGGCAGCTGCTCGATAGCTGCGGAACCTTGCCGCACCGTGGCTTCGTCGCCGCGAACCGGGAGGCCAGTCGCCGCCGCCGGACGTTTCGGCGCGACGGCCTGCTGGCGATGACGAGCTGGGGCAAGCTCGCGCGGGAATGGCGCGATGCGGAGATGGCCTGGGAAGCCAGGCAGGATGAGAACCCGCTTCGGGCTTACTTCAATGTCAAAGGTGGCCAGAACTACCGCTCGATCCTGTCGGGCGAAAAGCCAATCGACGCCAAGGATCTGCTGTCGCGGCGCGAGGTGGGTTGGAAGCTCGGCACCGTACCGCGCGGCCCCAAGGTCCTGGTGCTGGTCGTCGACGTGCAGCGGGATCGGTTCGAATGCTCGGTGATCGGCTTTGCTGCCGGTCGGGAGACATGGCTGGTCGACCGCTTTGCGATCCAGGCGCTGGACGACGGACTGACCGGCATTTCGCCCTTCGTTCATAAAGAGCATTGGCGAGTTTTGCTGCCGCTGTTCGACCGGAAGTATCCGATGGTCGATGCCGGGGTGACGGTGGGGCACGCCCCTATCCTGTCGGTCGCGGTCGATACCGGGGGTTCCGATCGGTCGGGCGATCAGGCGACCGAGGGCGCCAAGTATTTTTTCCAGGCTGCCAAGGCGCTTGGCGTGAAGCCGCAAAGGGTGACGCTTCTGAAGGGCGGTTCGAAAGTCAACGCGGCGTTGATGCCGCCGGCCAAGTTCGCGGACCAGAAGTTGAAGGGTGGCCCGCGACGGCTATCGGCGCGGCTCTGGTTGCCCAACGTGCACAAGATCAAGAACATGATCGACGCACGGCTCCGGAGAGATGAGCCCGGGCCCGGATATATCCATCTGCCGGAAGACCTGGCCGAAGAATATGTCGACGAGATCACGGCCGAAGAGATGGTCAAAGGAAAATGGACCAAGCGCCGCGCAAGAAACGAGACGCTCGATCACCTTGTCTACGCCGAGGCGGCGATCCTGAAGCCCGGGTTCGCGCAAAGCGCCTCGCACATGCGTTGGATCCCGGCAGGCTTCGGCATCATCTGGCCGAACAAGTCTGAATACGCCGATCGCATCGTCGAACCGGCGACGCCGGTGGCGGTGGTGTCGAAGCCGGCGCCCAGTTCGAACGTCTCTGACCGCACCAAACCCTCCGGGGCGAAGGTGCGGCGCAACCCATTTACAAGCCGAAGGAGGTAGACATGTCGTGGACAGATGCTGACCTCGTGAAGGTCCGCAACGCCATTGCCTCCGGGGTGCGATCGGTCACATTCGCCGACGGGCGTAGGACCGAGTATCAGTCTCTCGACCATATGCTGGCTGCCGAGAAGGTCATTGCGGCATCGCTGCAAATGCAGGCCGAGACCAACTCGGGTTTAGTCCGGCGCCGCACCCCCTACTATCGAAGCGGTCTGTAGCGTGGGCTTCAAGATTTTCGGGCTGGAGTTCGGCAACACTCCGGCTGAAGAGAAGGCAGCGTTTCGTGAGGCTCGGCCGCGTCGGGGCCCGCGGGCCGAGTACGATGGCGCAACGTTGGGCCGTCGTGCCGCCGGGTGGCGTCGTACCCAGCGTGATGCGAATGGTGAACTGACGCCAGCTGCAGCAGCGGCGCTGCGCGGTATCGCCCGCGATCTGGTTCGCAACAACCCGTTCGCGGCACGCGGCGTTTCGGAGATCGCGGCCAATATCGTCGGCGCCGGGATTACATTTCAAGTCTATCGAGATGGCAAAGTCGACGAGGGGCTGAATGCCCTGGCTCGCGAGCACTTCGATAAGACGAATTGCGATGCCGGTGGGCGAAGCGACCTGTACGGCCTGCAGCTGCAAGCGGCGCGCTCAATAGTCGAAAGCGGCGCGGCCGTCATTCGCCGACGTTGGCGCCGCATGAGTGATAGGCTGCCCGTGCCGATGCAGCTCCAGGTGCTGGAGCCGGACTACATCGATCCGTCGAAGCATGGCCCGCTTTCGGCTCCGCCCGGGGTACTCGCGGGCTATGTGATCAACGGAATTCAGTTTAGCCCCATCGGCCAGCGGCAGGGGTACTGGCTGTACAACGGTCATCCCGGCTCTTTGCGCAGCACCAGCCTGGGTTCAACTTTCGTCGCAGCCAAGGATGTCGCTCACGTCTTTCGCGCCGATCGACCAGAGCAGGAACATGGGGCGACCTGGTTTGCGCCAGTGATCCTGCGCATGAAGGATTTCGGGGACTACGAAGACGCGCAGCTTACCCGGCAGAAAATAGCCGCCGCGTTTGCTGGCTTCATCTCGGGCGATGAGGACGGCGCTCTTACGGGGATTGGCACTGACGAATCCCACGTTGACGGGCCCGTGATGATCGAGAGTGAAGCGCTCGATTTCGTCGAGGCCGGCACGTTGCAATACTTGCGGGCTGGAGAAAAGATAACCTTCGCCAATCCGCCGGGTGTTGACGGGTACGGGGACTATTCGAAAGTGTCGCTGCGAGCGGTGGCTGTCGGTCTCGGCATTCCCTACGAGATCCTGACTGGCGATCTGTCCGGTGTCAGCTTCATCTCTGGTCGGCTTGGCCGGCTAGACTTCAAGCGCGCGGTGGCAACCTGGCAATGGCTCATGTTCATTCCGCAGTTCTGCAGCGCGGTGGAGCGGTGGTTCCTCGAGGCGGCCGAGATGGCTGGACACGATGTTTCCAACGTCTCGATGCGCTGGACGCCGCCGCCCACGGAGATGCTCGATCCGGCGAATGAGGTTCCGGCCAATCGCGACGCGGTGCGATCGGGGCAGAAGACATTGAGCCAGATCATCCGCGAAGGCGGCGAGGATCCGGACACGTTCTTTACGGAATTCGCTGCGGACATGGAGCGGCTCGATCGCCTCGGGCTCACGCTCGATTGCGACCCGCGCAAGGTCACCGCTGTGGGCAACCCTGCCCAGCCCAAGCCTGCGACAGGTGAAGGAAACCGATAATGGCTGAAATTCTGATTTACGGGATCGTCGGCGACAGCTGGGACGGTCTCGACGCCAACACGCTTGTCCTGCTGATTTCGGACGGTGACGACGACCTCGACATCCGCATCAACTCGCCTGGCGGGTACGTCATGGAGGGTCTGGCGATCTATAACGCCATCATCCGCCAGAAAGCGAAGGGGCGGAAGGTCACGACCCACATCGACGGCCTGGCGGCGTCGATGGGCTCGGTGCTGGCGATGGCCGGCGACGAGATCATCATGGCCGAAAATGCCCTGATGATGATCCACAACCCGTGGGATTGCGCCTGTGGCGACGCGGCTGACCTGCGGCGCGCAGCCGACAAGCTCGACATGATCCGCGACCAGCTGGTCAGTATCTATGCGCGGCAGACCGGGCTCGAGGCCGCTGTCCTCACGCCGATGCTCGACGCCGAAACGTGGATGACCGCAGTCGAAGCCCACACGCAAAATTTCGTCACGTCGATCAGCGAACCCGAGACGGTCGCCGCTTCGTACGTGCAGCCATTCGGGTTCAAGCATGTGCCCGATAGCCCGCTCATCTCCGCAATGGCGATGGCGCGCGCCCCCCGGACGGCCCCCGCCGTTCCCCAACGTCCACAGGAGAAATCGATGGACCTTTACAAGACCCGGGCGGCGTTGGTGGCCGCCATTGCCAAGTTCCAGAAGGATGGTGGGACACAGGCGGAGATCGACAAGATCGCGCAGTCTGCGGTCGCGCTCGACGCTCTCGATGCTTTGCCTGCGAATGGCGCCCTCGCTGCTTCTGGATCTGTTCCGCCGTCGATCTCTGCGCTGACCGAGAACGACGTCCGCAACGCCGTATCGGCCGAGCGCCAGCGGGTCGGTGGTATCCGTATGCTCGGCACGAAGCACGGGATGGCCGCGGAGTTCATTGATGAACTCGTCAACTCCGACACCACGCTGGATGCCGCTCGGGAGAAGATCCTCAACAAGCTGGCCGAAGGTACCGACGCAGCCAATATCGGTCATAACAGCCCAGCTCGGATCACCCAGGATGCGCGCGACAAGTTCATCGAAGGCGCGACCAACTGGCTTCTCGTCAAGGCCGGCGTCGCTCCGCTCGTAGAGCAGGCAGCGGCCCTTCGGGGCGAAACCCTCCGCATCGATCCGGGTGAGTTCCGCGGTGTCCGTAACGTCGATCTTGCGCGGGAAGCGCTGGCCAATGCCGGCATCGCCTGCGCGAGCCGCGACCCGGACGCCATCGTCCGCGATGCCATGACCTCCCGGGGCGCGGTGATCACCCAGACGACGAGTGACTTCCCGGTCCTCTTCGAAAATGCGATCCACCGCACCCTGCAGGCGGCCTACGCCATCACTCCCGATACCTGGTCGCGTTTCGCCGGCACCGGCTCGGTTGGCGACTTCCGCGCCCACACTCGCTATCTGCGCGGCAGCTTCGGCGCGCTCGATACGGTCAACGAAGCCGGCGAATTCAAGAACAAGCCGATCCCGGATCTCGCCAAGGAAAACATCAAGGCGACGACCAAGGGC